GTGACTTCTTTGATAAGGTTCAGATCGCACAGAAGAACTTTGCATCACGTAAAAAGCTTACGCAAAAAGACTTCAGGTTGCATTTTTACGGCTGGTGGGAAGAACCGAAGTATCGTATTGACTCGTCAGAAGTCATCATTACGCAAAGAGATCATAGTAATTTTGATCATATTGAAATCGTTGTCTCTAAAAATCTGGGCAAAAGAATAAAGATAGACCCTGATCAACGTGCTTGGTATGTGTCTACACGTGATAATGACTTGTCAGGCGATCAAGCGTTAATGTGGCAAGAGTATCCCTCATTTCCTGACGAAGCATTTCAGGTCAGTACAGAAGGGAACTACTACGCAAAAGATATGCTTGAGTTGCGTAAACGTAGTGGTATTGCTCAAATTGAAGTTTTAGATGTACCTACGTGTACGTTTTGGGATATTGGCAACCATGATGGTTGTGCAATTTGGTTTCATCAAATGATGAATCAGCAAGATCGCTTTATTGATTATGAAGAAGATCATTTTCAAGATTTACGTCATTACGTGAAACTGATTAAAGATAAACCTTATATCTATCATACTCATTATTTACCGCACGATGCAGCACATCAAAGGCTTGGCGATTACAACAAGTCAGTATTAGAAATGCTTGAGGAATTATTGCCTGGTCACAATTTTGTGGTCATTCCACGTATTACGTTACTCACAACTGGTATTCAACAGACTCGTAGACATTTAAAGAATGCTTGGTTTGATGAAGAACGATGCAAATTGGGTATCGAACGTATTGAAGGCTATAAGAAAAAGTTTAACCAACAAGCCAATATGTTTATTGATCAGCCTGATAAATCCAATGGTTGCTCAGAAGGTGCAGATGCTCTTAGACAATGGGCGCAGGCTAAAGATGCTGGCTTACTTGGTGATTACGTCTATACGGCTAGCCGTACAAGTGATAATTCAAGTACAAATACACATGAACAGCAATCTAGTTATAGAGAAGCACCACCAACAGATTGGCGAATGTAAGGATTTTAAATATGTTTGATCACGAAACAGCAAAGATTGAGCAAGCTAATCTTGAAGATGATGCTTTGACACTCGATGAACTGACTGAAATTATGCACGAAATCGAGGAACAACCACACTGGCGTCACATCGCAGATAAAGAGATGGACTATGCAGATGGTAATCAACTTGAAACTGAATTGCTGAATCGTATGAAAGCTATCGGTATTCCACCTGCTGTAGAGGACATGATTGGTCCTGCATTGCAATCGGTTGAGGGTTTCGAGCTACAGACACGTACTGACTGGCGTGTAAAAGCAAACGGTGATACTGGTAGTGATGATGTAGCTGACGCATTAAACTTTAAACTTAATCAAGCTGAGCGTTTGTCTAAAGCTGACAAAGCATGTAGTGATGCGTTTAGACCGCAAATTGGCTGTGGTATCGGCTGGGTTGAGGTTAAGCGTGAGCAAGACCCATTCAAATATCCATATCGCTGCGTGAAAGTACATCGCAATGAAATCCATTGGGATTTTAAATCAGTTGAAAATGATTTAAGTGATGCTCGTTGGTTGCGTCGTACACGTTGGATTCATCCTAAGCGCTTGGTTCAAGCATTCCCACAGCACAGGGAATTGATAGAAACCGTCGGGCGTTATGGTGGTTCGTGGTGGCAAGAAGCTGGTGTATTGGATGGTGGCTCGAACACGGGTCTACAAAATGCTTGGCTTGATGCTCGTTCATATACTGTAAGCGAACAGTATTGGTATAACCCAACGTCAAAAGAAATCAATATCGCAGAGCTTTGGTATCGTCGCTGGGTACGTGTGCCTGTTTTAAAGTTCAGCGATGGTCGTGTGGTTGAGTATGATGCCGATAATATGGTACATGATTTAGCAATCTATCAGGGTATTGCTCGTGTAGAACATGCAAATATATCTAAAGTACGACGTTCATATTGGTTAGGTCCACATTGTTTGTTTGATGGTCCTACGCCTTACTCCCATCATTATTTCCCTTATGTGCCTTTTTGGGGTGCGAGAGAGGATAATACCAATATCCCTTATGGCTTTGTACGTCGTATGAAGTTCAGCCAAGACAGTATTAATAGCGGTATTTCCAAGTTACGCTGGGGCATGAGCGTTACACGTGTTGAACGTACCAAAGGTGCAGTGGCGATGACAGACGAACAATTACGTCGTCAAGTTGCACGTCCCGATGCCGACATTGTATTGGATGCGGCACACATGGCCAGACCTGGCGCACGTTTTGATGTAAAGCGTGACTTTGAATTGTCACAACAGCATTTTCAATTGATTAATGATAATCGTGCAGCGATTGAGCGTGTATCTAATATCACAAGTGGCTTTCAGGGTAAAAAAGGTAATGCGACATCGGGCAAACAAGAGCAGTTACAGATTGAGCAATCTAATCAGACTTTAATGAAGATCATGGACAACTTTAGAGAAGCACGGACCTTAATTGGTGAAATGCTTTTATCTATGATCGTTGAAGATATGGGTACTCAACAACAGACTGTCATTATTGAAGGTGATGCAGTACGTGAGGACCGTACAGTTGTTATCAATAAACCTGAAATTGATGAAATGGGTTATCCGTATGTGTCGAACGATGTGCAGCGTATTCGCTTGAAAGTGGTACTTGATGATGTTCCGAGTTCTACGACATTCCGTGAACAACAGCTTAATGCATTGTCAGAGATTACCAAGTCATTATCTGCTGAGATTCAAACAGCAGTCTTACCGTATGTCATGGCATTGACTGACATTCCATTCAAGAAAGATATTATTGAATCTATTCGCCAAGCTACACAGGCACCAACACCAGAACAAGTGGAACAACAAATTAAAGAAGCTGTTGATAAAGCACTTGCCGATGCTGGTATTGATCTAAAACGTCGAGAGCTTGAGCTTAAAGAGCGTAAAGCAGTAAGTGAAATTAAAGAAATTGATGCACGCTCTGTACAGATTGGTGTACAAGCAGCTTATTCTGCTATGCAAGCTGGAGCACAGGTTGCACAAATGCCAATGATTGCACCAATTGCGGATGAGGTGATGAAAGGTGCAGGTTATCAGCGTCCTAATCCTGGTGGTGATGATCCCAACTTCCCAACCGCAGATCAGACTGCAGCACGTGATGTACGGTCGCCATATATAGAAGATGAAGGGGCACAGTTAGGAAGTGAGGGGCTGGCAGAGGTTCAACAGAATACTAGTCCAATGAACCCACCAGTACCACAGCAAGGTTCAACAGGAATGCAGGGGATTGAGACTCCACGAACCAGTGACAACATGCCCCCTGTAAGGCAAGAGTAATTTTCATTGTTCACAGATACTAAGGCAGTCAAATCGACTGTCTTTTTTTATTGTGGGCATAAAATGTTAAAGAAATTATTACCTTTCGCTATGTGTGCATACATGGGCACTAAATCCGTATTAGCAACAACTATGACACGTGGTGAATATAACCATTATCGTAATTGTGATATACCTGAAAACGAAGACCCTTCAGAACAAGGCTACTTAGTTGAATATATTGATGGTGGAAAACCAAATGATGAACGACATAAAGGTTATATCTCTTGGTCGCCAGCATGTGTATTCAAAGATGCTTATCAACCAAACGGAAGTTTAAATTTTGGTGATGCACTTACAGCATTGAAAAAAGGTCAAAAGGTTGCTCGTTCGGGATGGAACGGCAAGGGAATGTGGCTAGTATTTGTTAAGCCATACTCTGATGCTGTTCATAGCGGTAATACTCCATGTTTCAGTTATCGAGCATTTGAACTGCCTGAAGGTGCGAATGGTGAGCCTAAAAAGTCACCTACGTTACTCCCATACATTGCAATGAAAACCGTTGGTGATGAATTAGTACCGTGGCTTGCAAGTCAGACGGACATTATGGCAGAGGATTGGGCAGTTGTAGGTTAAAATAAGTGTGCCCCCGCTTATTTCTTATAACTGAGTTTATACGCATAAAACTTGCGTGATAATAGGAGGCAATATGAAAACAATAATAACAGCAACAATAATATTATTACTTTCAGCCCTCATTACACGAGTATATGTTCTCGGTTTTATCCCGTGGTATGAGATAATCGGCTGCATAGGATCACTTTGTTTTGTCTGCTGCGCTTTTATCATCGGGTTTTATGCCGGGCAGGGAAAGTGTAATTACGATCGGGACATGGCACAAAATAAACGGGATGTTATTATGGGGAGGATAAAATGATAGTAATTGACCTTAAAAACATTAAACTTGCGTCTATAAACGGCAAGTACGACTATAACCCGAAAACAGGGAGACTGTTTTTAAGCCCTGAATACCGTAAATTTAAAAAATTTCTTATTGACGAAATAAAAAGCAATACTAAACTGACAATCAATCCGCCGTATTATGTAGAGATACGGGTCAAAACATATCTTGACATTGACAACTGCGTTAAGGTCATTTTAGACGCTTGTGAAGAGTCGGGAGTTATCGACAACGACAAGCATGTTTACGGGCTTTTAGTGCTGAAAAGGAAAGCATACAGAAAGTAGTAAGCATGGCGCGTGACCGGGTAAAAATGCTTGTCATGGACGATGTTTTTGATATACACGAGATAATCAATTTAATCAAATACAAGAAACGCCGTGGTGAGATTGACGGCGCGGTGCTTGATTATATACAACTTTGTTCAGGTGCTAAAGGTGAAAATCAGAACATACGCACCGGGTATATAACGCGCATGTTAAAACAGACAGCGCAAAAAGAAAACATCCCGATCATAGCACTTTCACAGCTTAACCGGGAAAACGACAAGAACGACAGGCAACCGGAATTAACAGACCTGCGGGACTCAGGGAGCATTGAGCAGGACGCTAATCAGATAATATTTATCTACACGCCAAAAGATCAA